CTAAGCAATCATTCCCCCAGTCGCTTTACCAACTTCGATTAAAATGTCTTTTGTGAAAAACATAGGTACATCCATCCCTTTGTTCGCTTCTACATTCGTGTAAACGTAGTCCCCCATAGCATCAAAATTAAGGGTAACCTTGCCCTTACCGGACTCATCTACTATCGCAAAAAACTTAGCTGGAGGCGTCCCTTCTTGTCCTGTTAGAGTCATCGCGAAAGTTCTAGCCTCACCTATTTCTAAATCGAACTCTACTGGAATATCTTTCCCTAAAGCAACAGTCACCCAAGTGAAGTCCGTGTTGTGCTTAACTGCTCCAGTGACTTTGGTTATCTTTACTTCAATATCACCGTGTTTTTTTGCTACCGTTGGATTAATAGTAAGCACTGTCATTAACTGACCCTCACAAATTGTTTGGCAGAGCCTTCAACATAAGGCTTTAAACTACCCGCTGCTACACCTACAAAAGAGATTATATTTGCACTGCTAGACGGCTGAGTAGCGAGAATCGAACTAATACCATCAGTACACATATACTTCATCGCATAATTACCTCCGGTATAAACTAGCTCCCACTTAGAAAAATCCTTAGACCACATCCAGTTTTTTCTTATCGTCGGGCTATACATGGTTATTATGAAATACCCATTAACATACTCAATGTCATATAGTGGTGTTCCCGCGCCCACAGGGATATTAATCAAGATCCAAGTCGCGCCATCATCGTCACTTTTGGCTATAGCCTCAGAGGACACGGCATAAAGCGAACCATTTAGTGGTTTAATGTTTGTGACATAATCAGCTAATCCAGTGACGACCTCGGCCCAAGTATCCCCATTATCTGTACTACGAATAATTTTGCCGTACCTAGCGCCTACAAGAAAAACACCCTGAGAATTTTCTGCGGATGGTTGGGAAAACACGGCTGAAGAAAAAGTTGCAACACCAGCAGGCACACTTTTAATACTCCAGGAAATAGTATCTATAGAAGTAGCTAATTGGGAAGAAGCCCCAGCTACGTATACCCCGTTACCATATGCTAGCGCCTCTACATTAGTCGCCCCAGCACTGAAACCGGTCACCTTCCTAGCCACCCATGTATCTAAATCTGAGCTCGTTATCACCTTACCTTCAGATGCACCAACAACCCACAAGCCGCCACCCTCAATCACGCGATAAGCATACTCGTTTGCTGATGTTGACGGGAAAATACCTCTGGTCTCAATCTTCCTATCAAGACCCGCCTCCATTGTGGTTACATTCTGAAACTGGCTAGTCCTCGGGATGCATATAAACTTATTTAGTGTTTTTGAAAACATAGCCGCAAAACAGGAGTAGCTGCCGCCTAGATAGTTCGTGGGGGTGGGCTCAAACACAGGATTAATAAAAATGTTTAAGTCAAACTTACTTGGGTCTGTTTCTACAGAGCCAGCCTCTAAGTACCTAGCACCATTTATAACGGCGTCACTTTTTACTGAAGGGCTTAACATGACAGACTCTCCAATCTCAATCGCGCGATCTCCATTAGTTTGACTAAATAATTTATCAGCCATTACAGCACCTCCAGTTCAGTTGTCGATAGGGCTCGCAGCGATATCTGCTCACCAGGTACCAAGATGGGGTTATCACCTGGTGCATAGTTTTCGTTCTTGTCATAGATTGTGAAATTCGGATTTGCTACTCGCACGTTGCTATTGGACTTGAGACTATTTTTAACCAAGAAAGGTTTCCCTAATGCGATAGTGTTGGGGAGTGATGACTGCACTAGGACATCTGTGGCGATGACAAACACGCGATCGCCTGCCACTAAGATATGGTCGGCGATCACATCTCGGGTATAGGCTCCCTCGAACTTCCAGCTTGCTGATACGCCACTGCTAACCAGCGCCTTATTCTTATGACCAGACTGTGTGGGTAGCACCTCCATCCAGGAGACATTCACACCATCGGTGAACAGCGCCTTGCCCGCAAAGGTGTCCTGAGGCGGAAATATCTCCCCCCAGGCAGTCACAGTACCGTCGGTAATTAAGGCTCTACCGTTTTTCCCCGCTTGCGAAGGTAAACCGGACTCACTAATTGCCTGGGCCGATAACATATGCTGCTCGGCGGTATCTCGGTAGGTTTTCGATAATTCAGAATAATCCTCAGAAAGAATGGCTGCGGCCAGCTGGTTATTAAACTCGGTCCGGTTGAGGTTCAGCCCCTCGACTAAGGCATTTATCTTGTTTTTAAATACTTCACCGACATCGCTGTTTTCCAGTTTGATATCCAGTGATGGGAGTGGCTCAGCCATTAGCATTCCTCAATAGTTAACGCACTCTGCGTTCGGTTAAATCCGGCATGGGTTAGAGGTGGAGTATCGGTAAATTTGCCAGCAAAGGCAGACTCCAGCTCCTGTTGATCGCCTTGCTCGGGATAAAGGGAGACAAAGAAGTCTTTCTCGGTGCCGACATAGTTAAGGGCATTAAATAGATGGGGGCGCTCAGATGAGTTGATATGGTTTAGTGCCACATCGACACGGCGGTATTTCTTGCTCATCTTTGAGTAGATACTGCCGCCATCTGTGCGCACCTGTTTTGAGCTGCTCAATAGCTGAGATTTCTGCCCCCAGGCAAAATTGACTCGCGGCTCGAAGGTGCGGCCCATGTAGGCTCGCGTCAACTCTATTTCTCCGGCGGTATTATCCGGGTCATTTATAGTGAGCCTAAAGCTGAGACCAAATACCTCATCAAACCACAACTGAGAGAAGCGCAGCGACCAATGGTCGAACGGCGAGCTCACGATGGGCTTTATGCGCCAGTCCCAGTCGTTATACACGGTTTGCGGCACGGCATTGAGCAAACCAGAGTCATAGACCCGTTTGCCTGTTTGGTTTCGGTCATCAAATATCTCTAATCTGATTTTGGCGGTATTACTGAGGTTGTGGCGATGGATAATAAAACCAGACATCAACTTAGCCAGGGTAAAGTTACCTGCGATCACAACAGCCGTGATATCAGTCGATACAAAGCGCAGCTCATTACCATATTGCTGAGTATTGGCCAGCACCATGGCACCGGCTTCAGTCCCCGTAGCCAGTGACAGCTCGGCGGTGTCATAGACATTTTCAATCAGTAGCCTGATGTTCTTCATTGCCAAAACTCCAATGTCACTGCGTCATTTAGCATATCGTGATCCTTTCTGGTAATAATGGCTGCAGCGCCGTTTAGTCCTAGCGTGGTTAATGCCACCTCGTCGCCCAGCTCGACACCAAACCCAGCCGCCAGCTGCTTAGTCTCATAGAGCACCCGTGGCTTATTACTGATAGCCAACCGCCGCGTGGCCTCTGCCTCGGCGTCCACTTTATTGACCAGTAAGGTGCTGGCGTTAACACTGGCGGCATTGTTATAGGCGGTATCGATAACGCTATCATTTACACTGGTAGTGGACTCATCTTGCTGCAGGCGCTCGGCCATGGCCGCATCTGTGGTATAGACATTTCCGGCGACATTCTTAAGCGGTGTGAAGTTCCTGGCATAACCTAAGGTGACAGATTTAGCCGGTGGCAAGGTGAAAGCTATCTCACGGGTGTTTTCCTCATTATGATCATCGGTGAGTTTGCCGACCGTTGTACCTGTTAACCCGACAAACGACTTCACATGCAATACACCGAAGGCATCGAAGCGCCAGAACGCGCCGATAGAAGTGGTTATCTCATCGAGCAGCTCTGACTGGTTCTTCTCATCGCTGATATAGAGCCCCAGCAAAGCGTTAGAGACACCGGCATCGATGATGGCCGTGGGGAACAGATGAGTAATGATCTCACCTGCTGTCTGTAACCAGCTCGCCGTCTTGGTGCCATCTACATCGAGCGTGACTTCACCAATCGGCATCACACTGAAGGTGATCGTGCTGTTGGCAAGGTCTACCGAGTAATCATTAGTTGATAAAACATCGCCGTTAAATTTGGCGGCGGTCACGGCTTGGCTGGGCTCAGTGTTAAATTGATAGGTATGGGTAAATGCGTCGATTAACAGCGGTTTAAGGTTAAAGGCTCGTCCGAAGCAGCGCGGCAGTAACACACCATCGTCGGTTTTTTCACTCAACACGGGGCTGTTTAGATCTTCACTAAAATCCCTGAACGTCACTCGGATAGTATTGCTGCTCGCCTCAACGCTCTGACTTACCACAGTAGCCAGCTGATAAAACTCGGCCTTGGTCCAGGACTCTTCACCGATATAGAGGCGTATTTGATGCCCGGCCACGGCGCGGGTCAGTAGTACTTCTGTTTCCGGCAGGGCCATCAGTTCTACATCACCCAGGTTCACCTGAGATTGACCAAACAGCACGGCATCAATCGATTGCGCAAACTGCAAGCCACCCACGACAAAATCACGATATGGGGTATAGGCTGGCGTGTCTGTGCCGGCACTCCTGAAATTGCCTCGGGCAAAGCAAGCCGTTTTGATAACACCAGCCTCTTTATAATCAATCTCGACCAAGACACAGCGAAACACACTGGTGAGTGATAACCAATCGTTGATCATTGCACTCTCCTTTTCTCAGTGAAGCCATTACGATCATCACGTATATTGCGGTTTAGTTTGTTCAACTCACGGCTTACCAGCTCTAATGCCTCAACGTTACGCTTATCACTGGCTTCAATGGCTGTAGCGATGTCGGCATTTCCTTGTGATTTAGTGCTTGATGTAGGCTCAGGCATCGGCGGCTTAGGATCGTCAATCACGATCTGTTTATGCCAGGGGTATTCACCCATTACTGGTGGTGCTATCGGCACTTCAATCACCACCGGTTGTGGTGCGGGGATCTCAATAGAGGCAATCGCACTCACTATACCCGACTGCACCTGATATAAGACTTGGATCTGCTCATCCAGCTTATCGGTGATGTTAACGGTCTCAAGCCCTAATGCCTCTCTAATGGCCTGGCTCTCATCAGTAAACGTTTGCTGCAGTAATTCGGTGGCGGTTTCTAGTTCGTTTGAAGCCACATCCTTTAACTTCTCAGACAGCACACCTAACGCCTCAAGCTCCGCAATTGTCGCTAAAGTGAGCTCTTCTTCACGCTCCATCGCTAAATAAGTATCGGGGTGTGGCGCTGGGGCACCAGGCTCGGCGCGTGTCATGCCTGATACCTGCTTATAGGCATCATAGACACTATCAAACACGCCATCATAGCTGGCAGGATTATACTGCTGTGCCAGTTTCAGATAGCTTTGACCTGCCGATTCCAGCTGACCAATAGCATCAACATCACCGGCTTTAGCCTGGGCGAGTAATTGAGTGTATTGAGTTTTAGCTTCTGCTAGCTGCTCTTGTGCAGTCAGCGGTGACAAGTCACCAATCAGCATCTTATCTGCAGCATCACCCAAGCGCTTAACCGCATCATTGAGTGACTTAATGGCAGACAGTTGCTCCTGGTAATGTTGCTGTGCGGCACTGTTGGCTTCATCGGCTGCACCAGCTAACGATTGAATGTTTGCCAGTTCTGCATTGTATTTATCGAGTATGGCCTGCTTGAGGCTGTCCGCTGTAGACAGCTGCTCCTCTGCTGTTCCTTGCCCAAGCTGACTGCTCAGACTGTCAACTTGACCGCTGTACCAGGCAACATTATCAAAACCTGGCAGTGTCTGTTTCAGCGATAACACGCTATTAGCAATATCACCGGTCAGCGCATCGATGGAACTGCTCAGCTGCTCAAAGCCATTGTTTAACCCATCAACCGCACGCTCAAACTCGCTGGATAGTGCAGACAGTTGTCGCTCAGCATCTGCTGTGGCAGCATCGATATACTGCGCTGCAATATCCTGACGTTTCTTACCATACAGAGCTTCCAGCATCGCCATATCTGCGCCGTTTTCCTCTGCAGTTGCTTTTGTATCGGCGTACCACTTTTCCAGCTCCCAGATATCCAAGTCCTGCCCGGACAATTCCATCTTAGTTAACTGATCGCTAATCGACTGATTAAAGTTGTCGCGCACCGTTTGTTGTTGAGCCAATAGGTCCGCTTCGGCTAACAGATACTTTTCTAAGATCTCAGTTCGCTTCAGACCATAGAGTTCCTCAAGCGCGCTGATATCGATACCCAGCTCTTCTGCCTGAGCCAAACTATCGGCATACCACTTGTCCAGGTTCCACAGCTCGAGTTCTTGATCTTCCATACCCGTGGTATCGAGCTGGCTTTGAATCGAGTTATTAAAACTGTCGATCGCCGCTTGTTGCTGTTCGAGTTGGTCGATGTATTCGGCTAGTCCTGGCACCAGGCGCATCAGCGCAGCATAGGCTTCCTGACCCGACTCAGTGGTTAAATCCAACGACTCGACTAGGCTACGCATCTGCTCGGCGTTTTCAGGCAGTTGATAACCCAGCTGTTCAAACTGTGATGTTAACTGGCTCTGCAGATAATCGAACTGCTCGGCCTCAGTGAAGAACTCACTAAAGTAAGTAGATGTTGCCTCTTTGAAGGTTTCAATACCGCCCATCAAACCGATTATCGACTGACTAATTGCTATCTGTGTTTCACTGCTGACATCACCGAAACGGCTCAGGCCCAAGCCACTCTGCTCAAGGGCTGCATTGAAAACAGCTTGCTCCTGTGCGACACGGATCAAGGTGTCATATAACCCTTCACCCACACGCTGATACTCGCTCATACTTGGCGCAACCCACTTGGCTATCATGTCGCCTTGCTGACTAAATACTGCCTCTAGCTCCTTTTGGATCTCCTCACCAGACAGATCTTTAAACGACAGATTAGGCAGATCTATCTCGAAAGACTCCAGCGTGTGCGCCAAATCAATACCCAGCACGTCGACAGCCGACATCACACTGCCGCCAATACTCTCAAAAATCCGGGCTACCTCGGTTGCCACTTCAGCATCAACATCTTCATATTTAGTTGAATAGCTAGTAGATGAACTCAGCCCCCACCAGGAAGACTCCTTGGTTTTAATATCGTTATAGATAGACAGGTCGGCCATACCTGACTCGAACATCTGCCCCAGATTTTGAGTGCCAAACGATAAACCAGAATCTAGCAAAGAGACCTTAGTCTTACTGAAACTGCCAATAATGGAGTCAATTAAGCCACCGAGCGGATCGCCTAAAAAGCCGCCTAGGCTTTCACCTAAGTCTTCAAAGAAACCACCCGTGGAGAAGTTGGACATCTCACCCAAGAAACCGTCATAGTTATCACCATCAAACGCGCCGTATTGCATCACTAAGTTGGCCGCTAAATGGGTAATATTGCTATTTAGGTCGCGCAACTCACGATTCATCTGCTGCAGCTCGGCGTATTGATCCAGCTCTAAGTCTTCGATACGTTCATAAGCATTATTAATCGACTCAGACTTATCATCGCTACCTAATACCGTGCCAGTACCTTGACCAGACTGTCGGTCAGCACTGGACTCTGGCGCGGTGCCTGAGCTGCCGGAAAACACCCCGAGCCCTGCCATAATGGCTATCATGGCCGCGCCACTGGCAAAGCCTATAGGCCAAGGCGCAGAGAAGGCAGAAGTGACTGCAGCCATTGCGTTGGCACTGGCTTTTTGCATCGCCAAACCCACTTCGATAATGGTAAACACCTGCTCCATCTGGTGCAGGGCTTCACGGCCTTTTGATTGCTCATCGAACATCTGTGAAGCGGCACCCGTGATAGCCGCAAAGCCGCCCACGGTAGAGGATAAACGCTGGTCGTTGACATCAGTTTCTAACTTGTCGAGACGTTTTAGCTCTTTTTGACGCTCACCCAAATCGTCTATTTTCATGATCTGTTTTCGCTGCTCACCCATCTCAGCTTCAAGTTTGATGTAACTGGCTTGGGAGTTTGACAACGCATCGATATTGGCTGCCATCGAGCCGAACGCCTGAGTGACCACACTGCCGGTATTGTTCCAACTGCTACCCAGCTTTTCGACATCCTTAATCATCGCCTTCATGCTGGTGTCGTCATAAATAAACTCATCGATAGGCGATGAATCTGATGAGCGACTATCGCTAGCCGCATCTTCGCGGGCTTTCTTTTCCTCTTCCCGGCGCTGCTTAGCCGCTTCGCGCATGCTATCTGAAGCGGCGATGGTTACATCTCGTTCCTGGATAACTTTGGCAATACGCGCATCTATCTCGGCAATAGCTTGCTGATTATCGGTTGCCGCTAACGTTCTGACCTGAGCCAGAATAGCCAGTTTATTTTTATGCTCAGCGTTAGACTCGGCTATCTTGGCTTTCACTTCCCCCTCGGCGGTGGCCATATTGCGCAGGGACGCAGCGGCATTGTTTATCATTGCCGCTTCAGCATCCATATAAGGCAGATTTGAGACCGTATCGGCCATGCTGGTCAGCGACTCGGCCATCGTCGATAAAATGCCATCCATCATGGAGGCAAAGCTCAGCTCCACCCATAACCAGGCAGCACCGGCACCGTGGGCCATGTTTTCCCAACCCTCATCGAGAAAGCTGATAAATAACATGGCCCCAAGTTTGAGATTCTCCCAGCCTTTCTCGGCCTCACCAATGACGATATGCCAGATAGTGCGCCAGTGGGCAGGGAAATCTTTGATTATGTCGACCAAGCCTTCCATGCCTGACCACCAAAAATCAACCAGCTTGCCGAGCGAACCAATCGACTCAGAGGCAAAACTGTCGACCGACTCACGACCAATATCGAAATCACCTAGCAGCAGATTAAAAGTGGAATTAAACTGCTCGGCCCAGATAGTGAGTTCATCGAGCGGCTCACCGCTGATCACTAACTCACGAATGCTACCAACTAACAAACTGGCAGTATCGAGTGCGCCGCTCATGGCCGCCGTTAATCCTCTGTCACCGACAGCATCGGTTAACTGCAATACTTCCATCTTAAAGTTGGAGTACCTAGCGCCCAGGCGCTGCATCTGATCTGCCATTGCACCGGCAAACTGGTTTTCACCTAAAGCCAGTAGATATTCCTGAATTGATTTAGCGTCTTTCTTAATTTCAGTGGTATTGCCCTGAAAGGTCATGCGCACCATATCGCCCTGGCTGCTTGCCTTAATACCAAACTCTTTTAAGCGCTCAAACTCTCCCACAGACGCATCGGCCACGGCCTCAATCATCTGCATCAAGTCTTTGTTCATCGCTGAGGCGGTATTGCCATAAGACTTCATGGCGCGCTCACTGGGGTCAAGCCCAAGATGAGTCAGTTTGGCGAATGCCTCGACAGATTGGTTCAAGTCATAGGGAGTTTGTTTAGCAAAACCGATAAGGCGCTCAAGCTCGACATTTGCGCCTTCCCAGGAACCGGTGATGGTTTTTAACTGGGCTTCCATGCCCTGCATAGTATCAATAGCGCCGCCCGCTGCGGCAGCGAAAGCAGCTATCGTCGCGGCGGCAACGGATGCCACTGCAAACCCACCAAAGCTTTTGGCAAACGATCGAACCGAAGTTTTGCTTTTCGCAGAGGCTGTACCGACATCTTTAGTCTGCTTCTCAAAGCGGCCCATCTTATTACGTGAACGCGATGAGCTGTCGCCGGTATCATCAATTGATTTAGTAAGCTTATCGAGCTCCTTTTTAGAGACGCGAACGCTGCCAACCAAGCCTTTATTGTCGGCATCTAACACTAATGACAGGGTTAATGGTTGGCTCACGTTTTACTCCAGGTAAAGTTAACAGTTGATTAAGGCTTAGTTTTTTGAAGGCTCTCATGCTCACGAATGGCTTTGAGCACCACTCGCTCGACCAGCACCAGTTCGTCAAATACCTCATCCTTTGTGCCATCATCTAAGCTGCGAAACTCAGCGCTGCGGCTCATGGCCAGCTCAAGGCTCTGCCAATTAAGCCCCGTTCTCACACCAGCCATCCCCGCAAAGTGCCACTGAGTTTGGCAGGAGAAAAACAAATTCATGGTGAGATGGTTCTCTGGCCAAATCACTACATCCTCATCATCAGGCAATTGATTGGCTAGCTGCGCCAACACCTCAGGTGGTGCATTCCATTGATTGGCTTGCTCATTTAAACGGTCTTGCTCTGCATCAATATCAGCGGCGTAGAGCTGACGCACCCACTCTTTAGCCGCCTCGATTAGTTTCCCTTCTTACCACCTGGTATGGCTAAGTAGCTCTTCAGTAATGCAGTGCGTATCCAAGGAATATCGATGAGCTGTGCTTTAAGCTCAGTGGAAAACTCCTCATCTTCACTGCTATCCACCTCGGCGCGGATGCCTTTGGCATCAAGCCATACCCGAGTAAGAGCTGCCTCCACACTTTCATCTTGCAGCTCTTTAAACTCATTAGTGCCCATCATTTGAAATTGGGCTTTGAAGGTCATTTCATCGAAAGATTTATCACTGCCATCTTTGGGCATCTGGACCTTGATGGTGCGCCATACCTTGATATCTGCTGCCGCTTTTGCGAGTACTAATGCCACTTTCTGTCTCTCTTTTGGTTAGGGGAACGCTGAAATTAATGAGTGTTTAAATACCCGTTAACGATGCTGCCAGTTCAAATCTAAATTTGCGGCGGTTGGGGTAATGTCTGCATCGACCTGCAGCCAACTCTTGCCATCGCTAAAGCTGCGGGTGACGTTTTTCACCGACAATGCCGGAATATTCAAATCGAAGATGGAGCCTGTATTAGTCACATCGGTACCCAGTTGGTAAGCGAGTACGCCAGGCGTGCCATTCTGCTTCAAGTCATAGAAACTGATCACACTGATATCGGGCTCGCGAAACTTAAGGCTGACTGAGCCTGCGCGGCTACCGGCAAACTCAATCTCCTCCATGTTGGTCACATCGAGATGATTAACAGCCATACCAGGAGTAACCGTCAGCTCACTCATCTGCAGTGGCTGGCCGAAGAAATTAAACACCGCAATGGTGCGACTGGTGGCAGCGGTTGGCATGGTAAAGGCACTAAAATCGGCAGCAGGCAATGCGCCAACGGCTGATGGCGCTACATACAAGCCCTTTAGAGTGAAGCTCAACTTAGGAATGCCACCGGTACCGAGTGTCATGGTGAAACTGCCACGGGCACCAAGCATCTTATGCAACGCGCCATCACAGTAGTAATAAATAGTGCCGTCTTTATAACCGCTATCAATCAAGGCATAGTCGACACTTGTATCAGCTGTGATGGTCTCTGACACACCACAAAGGTGATACAGAGGTGAATAAGCCGGCGCTGTCACCTTATCGCCAGAGCCTGCTAATTCGACATCGAAGCTCAACTCAACATACGCCGTCACCTGTATTTCACCCGGTGCGCCCATAAAACCTTTGACCACATCGCGGCTGATACGATTACCTTCAAGCGGTTTATGGCTGATGTTCGACACCACCATGGCGTTCGTGGCCGTAGCCGCCGGACTATCGTCATCACCGTATTGTCCGGTGCTGCGCAGCTTGACGAAAATCAGCTGTTTCTCTTCGTTATAACTCATGATTTAGTTGCTCCCTTGGCGTTATCTGAAGCGCCTTTCTTCAAAGACATATGCTCAGATTCAGACTTTAAATTATTACCGTCGGCGTCTCGATAAAACCGCCCACCAGTGCCAGGCACAGCTGCGGGCAAGCGCTTTTTTGCTTTAGGTTCAGATGTTGATTTAGTCATTGTTGGCCTCCTAATTCCTGCATTTATGTTCACTGCAGCGCTTGCGCGTGAGTGGTAAGGGTAAATTTATCGAGCCACCAGATCCCGGCATCGGTCATGGCCACAATGTCACCAGGCCCTAACGCGATAGGTGTATATCCGCTTGCTGGTGACCAACCAAACAGACTGTTCCTAAGTGAGTTCCGTAGTGATTCCAGCAGTGCGTTGCCTTTCTTACCTGTAGGGTCATTGACGCTCTGCAGCCCAATCACCACACCAAAGGTGATATCAAGAGATTGCAGCGCAGGGCCACAGGTACGCTCGTTGCGTCCGGGGCGCTCAGATATAGGCACCACATAAGCCACAGGGGTACGTTTCAATGACTTTTTGAGCACCGCCGATAATGCCAGGGCAGATTGAACGTCCACAAACAGCGGCTTACCGTCTAATTTAGCCTGCTCGATACGCTGCTCAATCAGAGTTAACATCCGGAGCCCTCAGCGTTTACATTCATAAGAAGCCCTTCGAATGGCGGCGATTAAACACAGCGCCGTCACTCTCAATGATGGGCAAGTCATTACTGACAGGGCTTTCACCTTGAGTGGTAATGCCTAAGGTGATTTTTCCTGCTGCCACTTTTTCCAGAAACCGCACCGCATCATCAAACCGCTTGCTGACCTGCTCACTGGCTCCGTTGTCATACAGACCATAGCGGGCGATATCGCAGCAGAGGCGTTCGAGCATTGCAGGCGGTTTTGCTAACGGCAGGGTGTAACGTCCGGCCAGATAACCATTAATCAGCGCAGTAGCATCATTCAGCGCCACATCGAGCACGCTAGCCACAATGGAACCCGCTGCGCCATCACGGTCGGTGAGCGAGATAAGCTCATCTTCACCGAAACGTGAAATCATCTGTGCGCTCGTGGCGTAAACGCTTCCTGTAGACGAAGAGCCCGGCATTACTCAGCATCCTGGTCAGCGGCTTGCTCAGATTTAAAACTTGCCCAAAGTGCATTACGCTCGCTGGCAGAAACGGGCTCATCCATCAATTTACTCAGCACATCGCACTGAGGTTTACCGTCACCCGTGAAGTGGTCTTTGTTGCCTGGCTCAAGCTCAATAATCGCTTCAGCGAAACTCAACGCTTTAATGGCCTGTTTGTGGGGATCGCTTTCAGGGCCAACGGTTACACCCAGGCCATCACCGACCAAGGCCCCTTCATCCAGCAGTGTTTTACTCGCTTGCGAGTCCACACTTTTAAACGTGCTAGCATCGAGTGAGGTAGGTACCAGTGGCGCGTCTGCTTCCACAAATTGGAGCTTAAGCCTTGAATCGTCGCCAAGCTGCGCAAGCTGGGACTCACTAAAGTCATCGGCTTTGAACTTGTTTTCGCCTTTACAGAAACCAACACCGGCACGGCGGTAGCCGTGATGTGCAAGACAGGTGATGACAACAAGGCGCAACTTGTTAGTGCCAGTAGTATTTGAATTCGGCATTTCATGCGTTCTCCAGTTAAAGATGGTTCGAGGCGCAATGCCCTAATGACTAGAGCATCGCAATTGAAACCAGATCAATGAATCAGTCGCGAGTTATCTATGCGAGCCAAGGCACCACAAGAATGTCGACGGCGTTATACAAGGTATTGCTACCGCCACCTTCTAACTCACGGGCTTTAATCAACGCTTCAGCAGCAGACTCATGGTTTGGGCCAACGACCAGCAGTTTAGGCATCACGTTCAATGGGCGACCTTCATCAGACTTGAGGCTCTTCATCGCAGTACGCGCAGCTTTAAAGTTGGCTTCATTCAAAGTTGCTTTAGAACCGAACGCTAGCTGCCACAAACCAAAACCAGCATTAGCGCGGGCATCAACGCCATAGCGATATTCATCACGCATAAACACGCTTTCATCGTCATCCTTGGTCATCGCTTTAATGGCATAATCACGGCGACGCTGGAAGATGATCGGTTTGATGGGACGGTTAACATCAAGCAGGAACCAGGCATCACCGCCACCGGCTTGCATATTGCTGACTGACTTAATACCGTTATCTTCATTTCCCACAGGGTGGTCAGTATCGAAGAAGTTCTGGCCGTCATAACACAGGCTGTGAAAACCTGCAGCAAGCAAGGTATACACCAGCTCATCAGGGTGAGTCGAAGCCGCGTAGCCCATCTCTTCAAACAGTGGCGTAAATACCCCATAGGTATCGTCATCGATGTCATCGCGAGGAATGGCCACACTCGATTCAAACTTTTTGTTTTTCACGCTGTAGTCATGCAACGCCAAGCTTTTAAGCTGACGGTCGCCTAACCACTCTCGCATACGCGGAAACTGGCCCAGCCAAGCATAAGTGGTGGTACTCGTCGTCGACGGCACTAAGGTGGCAACTTTATTCCAGGTTGGGTTTGTATCTTTTAATCCCTTATTAAAGGCGGTTTTAATCGCTGTAAACAAGGATGACAAATTGGCTTTATTGATGATCATGGTTTTCGCTCCTAACGAATAAGTGGGCTAATGGCTTACGGGCAAAAAATGTGATTAAGCAATATCGACCCAGACACCGATGGCATCGACATCAACGATATTTCCGAGAACGCTCCGGGTACCTGAGCCATCTGTTTTAGCCACGGTTTCATCATCAACCACATAAGCGGCGTTACCGATATCAGCGCGAGTGATAGAGGCATCATTGATAAAACGATGACAGCCATTGACGCTGGGTACAGACTCTGCACCTGCAATACCGCCGCTGTTATCAACCTGTGCCTGGGCAACACCACGGGCTTTTAATCCTGTGGCCGTTTGTCCAGGAACGGCGTTACCGGCAGCGTCGAGCATCACAATGGCACCGGCATAAATCTGTACCGCAGCAGCCATAGGGTCATGGCGGTCACGATTGGCCCGTGTTGGGGTTGGACGGTCTTTAGTTAAAGCCATGACAGCTCTCCTTTAATCTTGAGTCGTAGAAAGTGAGGCCTTGAACTCATCAACTGTGAGGCCCATGTTTTTACATACCGCTAACTGCTCGGTGCTTAGTTGCTCACCATTTTCACCCGGTTTTTTCTTACCCTGGGTCTGTGTGTTTTTTAGTGCCGCAATGGCCGGACGAGCTTCGAGCATGGCTTTAAGTGCAGCGACGCCTTGCTGCTTACCAAAGCTGGTGAGATAGTCGGTTTCAGCTTCAAGCACCTTATCGGCGTTATCTTTAAGTAGCTGCTCCACCGAATCTTTATCACTGCCAGCCTTCAGTGCGGCCATTGCCGTCACCTGCGCGTCATAGGTGGCTTTAGGCACATACTTGCTCAAGTCCACTTCACCGCTTGCGTTTTTAAGTGCCGCAACCGAGGCTTGAGCGGTATTAAGTTCAGTCTCCAACGTGCCTGACTTATCAGCCTTAGTTTTAAGCGCTGCGATGGCAGTTTTGGCTGTGTCAGTGGCGGTTTTCAGCGCAGCGGTATCACTTAAATCACCAGGCTCATCGATGCCAAGTAAACCAAGTAGCAGTTTGAGTGCTTCAGTCATGGGTTTATTTCCTTTTGTTGATTGAGATGTTGTTAATGAGTGAGCAGGGTTGGTGGAATTGGAATGAGCACAGGCTTTAAGCGCCGCAATAGCCTTCATGCCATCAAGGGCAGGATCATTGGTTAAAGCAACGTGCAGCAGCGCCAACGGGCGACCCGATTGGGCGTCATAACTAAAAACGGCAGAGGTGTAGCGATATTCTTTATTAGCAATGAATTGGTTAGCAGCTGTAGTCCAGTCGACATTTAATGCAAACAGGCCTTCACCAGGCACATATTCCAGCTCACTAAACCAACCTGCAGCAGGTGCAGGCTTACCGTTCATGTCACTGTTGAGGGTTTGGTGTTCATAATCAAAGTGGAAATCATTGCTGCGGGTCGCGGCGTTCGCCTGGAGATTGCTAAAGGCCAATGCATCCATTAGCCACTTGCCACCAGGTACTTCGAAGGGGCGACCATCGGTGGCGGCAAACTTGCCATCGGGCAGCAGCTGCACACGAGAGGTGTTGTTGATGTCTAATTGAGCGCTATCAAAGGTCAGTACAGCTACAGGCTCACCGTCGTGAGACTGGATGCCTTGAAGGTTGCTCAGTGCTGCAATGGCAACTGTTTGAATATGAGTGTTAGTGCGATTTGATTTCATGACCCCACAATGATCGTTGTGGGGAGGAAGCTGTATTAACCTGGGTTAGTAAAGTTACTTAGGTTTTATTTCTAGTGACTCTAATACGTCATCAGTATTCCAACCCAAAAGACGCTTATGCACGTTCTGATATAAAAATGCATGTTTCATTGCATTACTCCTAATTATCTGACCTCTACTTCTTCGAGTAATAAGCGGCCACCTAGCCAATGCGATGCCATATTTTGATTGGATATATTCGGCTACGTCTTCCAGTACTTCTTGTAATATATCCGCAACCCATTTATCAATCGCGATAGTTGTGTAATTACCATACTCGTTTTTTATGCGGTAATTGGTTCTGCCTTCTGGGTGTTCAAACAATTTGGGGCTATGCATGATGTAATTCCTTCCTTTGATTGGTTTACATCATTTTAAGTTCAAGTATTCATTATTCGCTATCGAAAATGAAAAATTAAAAACACTACTACCTAACATCGATTCTCAGTACCTACGTATGATGTGCTTTGAGTTACTACTTATTTTAGTACTACTCTTTAGGTGTTGTTTGGGTAACCGTCGGGGCGGGAACATTGGCTTCACTTGGTATCCCTTCAGGCTTCACTACTAGTTGAAAATCTAGAAAGTGACCTTCATCATCCAAGATCAATATGATCCACCCAGCATGCTGCATACTTACTAGCATGGCCTCATTGAGCCGACAAAGTTTATTAGCTTCTTCTCGAAGTTTTTTGCTCGCTTTTCTGTAATAACACCATGCGACAAGCAATGAAAACATGCACCCTATAAAGACTTCTGTTATACCAACTAAAGTTAATTGTCCTATACCAGCTTCCATACAAATTCCTTACATTAAATATATTGTGATATAGAATGTATAGAAGCTCAGTTAACCTATTTCAAAGATATCCAAAAAATTTATTTGATGAATTTGATAGATGACTTACAGCCCTGCTAGACGGGTGACATCCTGTATATCTTTGTTTACCTCGCTGATTTTATCTTCATTGTCCCTAAGTTTTATTATATTTCCCTTTTCAAAAAATGAAATTGTACATTCATGACCCCACTTACAGTCTGCATACATTTCAACTAACCTTGCTTTAAGTTTACCTTGAATCGGGCGGCTCAGCCCTTCATTAAAATTCTTTACATGCTCATAAATAGTATTTATTTCCCTTCTTTCTTCTCGGGTTAAAAATGGAGCGACTTCAGCGTATAAAGCATCATATATTTTTGAACTTATACTTTTAGGCATATAGTAAGCTCTAGGGCCATCATCAAGCTCCACTATCGCTTGCTTTAACCGTGTAAGAGAGTGTTGGAAGTCGTCTATTAAATCTTCGAGTTCAGCTCTTATCGCAGCTTCCTTATGCTTAATAACCCAAATATACTTGAGCCAATCAACCATTTGCCCCAAAACGAACCCAGTGAACAACGTTATCATTGCGATTTCAAATTTATTCATGAATCATCATTTCCGCATATTTAAATTATGTATACCAGATTTTTTCATATTGCTTCCTCTACTCAAAGCTATTACCTCTTTATAAACCTTTTATAAACGCCGCATTGGAATTTGAAGAACCCACACACCACATAATGTCATTTAACTCATATCATCGCTTAAAATGCGTTTAAGGGCACGCCGTGACACGTACCGACATGCAGAGCAGAACTATGATGCAGGCGATCATATTACGCTTGGATAGAAACTCTTTTGGGAGCTGATAGATATATATCTATATCAGAGTTTAAATTACTGTTGGCAAATAGATGCGTAATCAGAGCTGGTCCAATTGGTATTGAGATAGGTTCATATTCTTGCATCAATTCAGAGTCTTCGCCTTCACGAAATTCATCATCTAAATCATCAATAATTTTCACATGGACAGTGTAAAACTCAAGATCTTCATCCGGCCACACCCATAAGTACAAGTAGGAAGAATTGATTTGGGTATGATTCAATAACTCTTTAAAATTTCCTTTTGCACTCAACTTTTGAGCTTGCCTCCAAATGACTTTGATTTCTTCTGTTTGACTCTGACTCATAACTAACATTCCTTGTTATTTGTTACTGTGTTTAAAAATACATAGTGATAAGCAGTTTAACCTAGTTTAAATCTCATTGTATTGATTGAAAGTATAGAAGTATTTAAATATTCACAGTGCTTCAAAGTGCTTTAGCCAGATGATGCTGCAGTATGTCGATGATCTCCACTCGCTCGAATGGCGCGATACCTAAAAAGGGTCTGGCGGGGATCTCTTGATTGGGCATCATGCTAAAGGGACTGGTGACACCACCGAACTGATGCATGGCGGCGTATTCCATATTGCTACCAAATTCGAGACTATCCTTGGTGAGCTTGTAATGCAGCGTATCGGCCAGCGTTCCTGACTCGGTTAAGATACGGTCGGTTCGTTCGCCTTGTTTAATCTTCTGCTTAAGGGTGGTGCTACTGAGTTCTTCCCAGGGCGTACCATCGGGCGCTTGTTGATCTATAAAGCGTTGCTGGGTCGACTCAGTTAAGCATTCGCCTATATCACCTAAGGCCGGAGTGAGATCACCACTTCGTTTAAGCAGGTCATTGAGCGCCTTGGCTATGCTGCGTTGGCCTTTAACATCGACCGTGATGAAGGTGCCAGCCATTACTCTTCATTCTCCAAGGATGTCTCTGAACCCATCCACAATGCTAACTGCTCACTGCTGGCTGCTGCAATTAACGCCTCAAAGCTCATCTCAATAAATTGCTTCTCTTTTCCGGTGGCTTTGGCGGCGAGTGCTTCAAGTTGCTGCCAGGCATCATTGGCCAAAGGTTCTTGCCCGTATATTGCCTGGGCTTGTGCAAGTAGTTCAAATGCCATTATTTTCCCCATCCATTTTTAGGTAATAGCTCATCAAACCAGTGTACTACATCTGGCCACACTTGCTGCAGTTCCGTGCGCGCTAATACATAGGCGGTAAAGTGTTCCGCAAACCACTCTTTCTCACTGCTTGCGGGATTGCCATAATGTGTCAGAAACTGCTGAGTCGGTGGGCTGGGAAGACCTAATTTGTAATGCACCTGATGGCCCATCTCGTGTATCCATGTGACAAGTCGACTTGCATCATCAGTAAAGTCACCCGTAGCCTCCGAGAACGCCCACCATAGCTGTTTGTTATTGATGGGATATGGCCCAGCCTCTATCGCACCTTGCTTAATAATATTGACAATGCCTGAACGCACCTTGTCGATATCCACGCGGCTCAGTTTATGCTGGGTTGTGACTTGAACCACCACATGGTCAAAATCAATACTGGTAAACCCTTCAGGCTTAGGATTCTTTCTGAGGGTATACCTTCCCAATGCTTCTCGTGCATTAAACCCCAAATAGTGACCCACTTCTGCACTGATGGCTGCACTTCGTTTGCCACCGGCCATTTCAGCCGATTTAATAAACAGCGTCTTACGGTTGGTGCTCTGAACAAAGTTTACCAGTTGCTGCAGCTGCGGCGCGGATGGGGTCTCCATCAACTGAGTGAGTACCTGGTTAAGTCCATCAATATTGACACCTTTGACCGTACTAAAAGCGCTGGGGATATGACGCTGTGGCGCTTGATAAACGGGTGCCTTTTGCTTAGCGAGCGCTTGCTGTTTAGCCAGGTTAGTCGAGCGCTTGGGTATGTAGTCAAAGCCTGGGTCTATGCCCTTAGGCACTTGATGTATTTCCCCTGTTTTGTTGTCTGTCCAGTCGCGTAGGCCGTCGTTCGGTGCGGCTGTGGTTGTTAAACCTTTACGCTCGAACTCTGATTGACTCACGCCATAGATGCGGCATTTACAGCCCCAGCCATTTTGCGCAAAGTGGGTTTGCCACCAGGGATCGGACTTAGGCAGTAAGATGCCGTGCCACTTGAGATGCAGCTCGCGGGGATAGCGGCTATCGCCATGGGCATAGCGCCAATACTCAAACTGCTGCAGCTGCTCATAACGGCCAGCGTTATAGCTTTGGCGCATGTTGGTATCGAAGATCACCTTAGCGCGCCAGCTAGCCTTACCTGTATGCTCCCAGCCATATTTGGCGACGATATTATTAAACTCTTTTTTAAACCAGGTCAGCGACTTGCCATCTGCAATGGCGGCATCGACCGCACGCCTAAAGTCATTAAGCAGGTCATCTTTCATTGCACCAGCAACACTAAAGCCAGAGTTATGGCCATGACGCCATAAATCGCTCCAGGACTCGGTTGGCACATTAAGCTTGTTGCGAAAGAAGGTTATCTGCTCATCGAAAGGCAAAGAGCCGTAGCGGGCACTTGAAGGCATTAGTTACCCTCGCTTACATCAAATTGCCCCGCTAAATCGGCGGTGACCAATGCCAATTGCAACACTTCACTGGCCTCATCGATGCTGAGATCTAACTCGCTCAAGCTCACCTGCAGCGCTTCTAGCGATTCGGCGTTCTCTACTAATAAACGCACCTCATCGGTAAAGCCTGCCAATATGGGGGACATGCCGGCCTGTAGGCTTGCAGACATTAAATCAACATCATCGACTTCTTGCTTCTCTTTCTCGCTCTGGGATTTAAGCACTGCTATTCGTTTAATGGCCATCTGCTTAAGCTTGGTTTGTGGTTTATCAAACGCTAACTCTGTACTCTCATTTTTAGCTTGTTTAGTTAGCATCACTTCATCTTTCTGTGCCACAGGGATCTGCAATTTGTTCTGTGCCCAGGCTTGAGGAATAGCAAAGCCAATATCCACCAACTTAGGCAGAGACTCGGCATATCCCTTGAGGTCTTCGGCCTCTGTCACGTTAAACACTAAGCGTGGGCTACGATTAGGTGTTCGATAGCTTTTGCCGTTGAGCATGTACATCGGCAGCACTAAGTCACGACTTAACGTATTGCCTATCTGCTTAAGGTCGCTGTCCCTTAGTTCCTGACGCACTTCGTTATGTACATTGCCCAATGCATTGGTTGATGACTTACCATCGGCCTGACTGGTTAAGGTACCGCCCAATACCGCTTTGGAGATGGTTTTCTCCATCAGGGCTATCATGTATTCAAACGGGTCTTTATTGCCTTTGGCCGCTTCTTTAAAATCAATCTCCATCCCTTTGGGAATGATACCCCCAGCATTGTGGCCGATGCTCATCACAGCTCGCAGCAAGGTGGCTTTTTCAGTTTTATCCGCGCCAGTTGGATATTTACCCAGGCGCAGCGGCAAGCCATAGATCTCTAAGAATTCAGCGAGATCGCGCACGCCGTAGTTTTTGAACAGGAACGGCCAAGCCAGTACTCGGGCCAAACCATTGCGCCCCAGGTAACCCGACTTAGTCTTATGCACATGGCTTATCCAACCAAAGGACTGTAAGGCTGCACCCTCAACGGTGTTATCACGCAGGCGGAGTTCGTTACGATCAACAATGTTGTTATCACTTCCACTGGCACTCGCATTCGTTTGCGCAGTCATAAACCAGCTAGGATCTTTAAAATTAAACGCTTCAGGCAGCCAAAGCTTGCCTTGCTGCTGCCAAACAATTTCACTATTTGAAAAACCTTTTAAGATGGCGTCACTCATATCGAAAATGAGATCGTCTAATATCTGCATATCCTCAAGCTGCTCGGCTAGCATTTCAGCATCTTCAATCTCATCTGCAGACGCATTACGTGGCGGCACTATTTGCCATTCAACATCAAGAAGACTACGGCGACGCTTTTGTAGCTCAGAGAAAATATGACCGTCTTTCTCTTCCATATCTTCTGCTAGCTCGCATTGAGCAATCAGATCACCTTGCTCAGCCTGGCTGAGTATTCGGGCCAGCTTAGCCGGTGTTAAGCCTCGACTCGGATGCTGAGCATAATGACTGTGAAGATGTCCCAATTTAGCAGTATCAGTTTGCGGCTTCTTGAGCTCCTTCACGCTGAACCGGGTGCCATTCCTATCTGTTTCAACCGTCTTGTCTCTCAGAGCTGTTTCGTCATTCTTTGTTATAGCCATGATTAATAGGTTCCTCGATCAAAGCTGTGGTAACCACTCTCTTCATAAGAGTCGTCATCAAAATCGTCATTTTCACTATCAGCGCTGCCTTTGCCTGGAATAGCAGTAAACTCGATAATACCGCCTTCCATCCAGCTGGCGCGAATGGCCATGGCTAGGGCCACCGCGAAGTCCCCATGACGCTGCTGGCCAGTGGTGGCGCTCTTGTCTGAGCCTTTATCAATTTTTGGGGTGCCGTTGGTGACCTTGATTTTGGCCATATCATCAACAATATCTTGGTGACGTGGAATACTGAGATTGAGGTCTTCAAACTCGGCCTTAAGCTTGGGCATCCACTCGCGATACCAGGCCTCACTTAACATCACTTGCTCGACCATCTCGGTGCCATAACGGAACATCGCGGCCTCCGCCAGGTAACCACCGTTACCCGTGGCATCGAAAGACATGCCCTGCAGGCGAGGTAAGTTGTCGCAAATGTAGAACAAGATCTCTCGCTGTGCGTCATAGGTCAGCTTGGCCAGTTCCACCACGAACGGGGTGCGTTTACTCAAGTCGGGCGCTATCTCTAAGGGCACAAACAACGACAAATCACCTTTGCGCGCAAAATCCTCACCGAAGGCGTGGTTCCATAATGGGTTGAGTTTTTCTAGGTGCGGCTTAATCTGTTCACACCACTCTTTAACCTGAATGTTTCGGTGAGCCTCTGACCAGGTCTCAAAGTCTTTAGGGGCTTCAAGAGTAATAATCGGGATGGAGTTGTCTTTAACCATCGCCTCTTCGATCAATACCCGCTTGATGTAGGTACCGCCACCCTGTTTGGGTACGCAGCTGTACTCCTCTAATGCATCCTCTTCACTGGCTGTTGCCTTGAGTAGCCCAGCTTTCCAGGCGTCTTCTAACGCTTGGTTCCACTCAATTTTACGAATTTGGCAGATACGCTTATACAAGCCTTCACGACAGGCATCATCGAGGGTGATGCGATGCACGCTGTAATCTTTCTTACCGGCGCGGCTGTCGTTAATCAGCTCGTTAAACTGGTTATCGGTGCCGTTATGAGTACTGATAAGGCGCACCTTATCGCCCCACATAGTGAGTGCTAGCGCTGCTTTGAGCACTTCACCTAAGCGGTCGTGGAACGCGGCTTCATCGATGGTGACGTTACCCTGCATACCACGTAGGTTGCTTGGGTTAGATGACAGCGCCTGAATTTTATAACCAGATTCGAAATAGATAGCGAAGGTGAGAATGTCTTTGTCGCCATCTTCATCGCGGAAGATTTCCTCTTGGATCTCACCTGCAGCCTTATTGAACGCCTTGGCCCACATAGCTGCGGCATCGATAAACTCCCGCGCCATCTCCTTGTTAGAGCCCACATAGTAATGATTACTACCGCCAGCACTGCGCGCTGCAGCTGCCGTCAGTACTCCGTCAGCGGCTTCGGCCCAGGTTAAACCGGTACGGCGAGACTTTTCGGCTATTTTGAGTTGTGACTCGTCCGCAATCCAGCGCTTCTGGTATGGCAGTAACACCTCGGCGGGATCAAACTGGGCCATCTCGGCTTGGATCTGTTGCTGCTCTCTGTTATGCGCCGCTTCAGCTATTGCCTTGGCCAGTGTAGTTTTACCGTTATCAACATGGCCAATGGTGCCGACGTTGACGGTGTTGGTCTTAGTCATCACGCTATCCCCAAAATTTCACGCTTAATCGAGCTAACGGCATCAGCGGTGAGTCCGGCCTGGCTCGCCACTTTAACTGCAGCGTTCGCCGCTTCTTCGGCAAAGACCTTGCGGATCTCTTTCTCACGTTTGTGACTGGCCATGGCGGCTGATTCGAGACGCTGAACTGCGAGCATGGCATCTTTGATCATGCCCACATCGGCAGTTTCGCCATCTTCATTAAGCAAGGCTTTGAACAACTGACTGCGGGCCATCTCAAGAATGAGCTTGGTGACTTCACCTGTGGGCTTGTCTCCGAGCTCAGCGGTCCAAACTTGCGTTATCTCGCGCATTTCACGCAAACTCTTACCCACGGATTCCATTTTTGTGGCGTAACTATTCAAGCCTGAACGGGAGAGTTTCTGCTCTTCGGGCAAACCTGCAGCCTCTATCAGTGCATTGATTTCGCCTAGTAGCTCCATCTGAGTGATAGAGCCGTCACGCAGACCTGTGTCTAAGGTCTTACGAATGTCATCTGGCAGCAGGTCCACTTTAGAACGGCGGCCACGGGTTGGAGTCTCTGAATTAAAAGAGGTCATTTTTCCTCCCGATCTGCTTCAAAAGAATATTTCAAATCACCCCAAGCCTCTTCCACAGCCTTTTTAAAAGCCCGCTCAGCTTGAGCCACTTCGGGCATCTTCTTAAAATAGATTTTACTAAAATCGCCATCCTTAAAAGGCTTGCCCTCGGCTTCACATCTTGGCTTGAGCACTTTGGCTTCTAAATCAGCCGTAGCCAATGCAAGCGCTAAATGACGTAATAACTTCTTTTGAGAGGCATTAAGTGGCTTAACCTTCATACTATTCTCCCGCCCTAGGCCGCTTGATGCCTGGCACAAATGTGAGGCCATCAACCACATCTTGCCCACGGGATTTAAGCTCGGCGAGTAAATAGTTACCCTGAATTTTGACTGAGATTAAACCTTGCTCCTCAAGCCAATAGAGCTGAGTTTTAACCGTGTCGCTGCCCATCTCAACACCGAAGCTGGCGCAGGTGTCACGTACCATCGAATGGTTAGCACCAAAGCCCACCATGGCCGCTAGCGCCGTCAATATTGAGCGGCGCTGGTGTTCATTTTTAATATCAGTTAATGCCATTAGTTTTTCTCTCTCAGTTCATTTTCGGTGAGCATCTCAGTCATCCGTTGCAGCGATTTAAGCTGAGGCGATACCGCCTTTAATTGGGCATTGACCTCGACTAGGTTCTTATCAAGACGATGAAATTCATCTTTACTTGGCAGATGCTCTATATCGCTCTCTAGCTGGTCGACCCGTTTTTCTAGCTTGTTGATGTTGTCTTGCTTGGCGTAGGTCTTAGCCAGAAACCAGTTGGCACATAAGAAAGCCAATGAAATGAATGCGTAAATCTGCACCCAATAGGTTTTAAACCACTCAATCACATTCACGTTCAGATCCTTATTCGTGCTGTTGCTGACATGGCACACAGCGAACAGCTTGAGGGTTTGCAACTAGCCTTGCTGTGCTCATAGCGCAATGACAACCCAAGCAGTACCTAACACCACCTTGCTCATAAGCTTGTTCGCTTTGATGACTCTTGCGCTGTTGTGTGGCCAGCGCATCATCACGGTATCGCTGCTCTAGCTCACTGGCGCGGTCAAACTGGTCGCTCATGATCTATTCCTATCATCTATGGCCCCTTATTGAATGGGCCCTGGTTAAACATGTATTACTGGTAACTCAGCCTCTAATTTTCTGGATGATGCTCTAGCAACGCATCGACTAAACCCGCTGAGGCACAGTAATCAATGCCGATACTTAAGCCGTTGTCTTTCATTTTGGCTTTGATTTGGGCACGAGCCTCTGAGCTAGTGGTGCCACAATAAACCCGTGAGATATCGCCGAACTCATAACTCGCACAAGCACTAAAACAGATAGCTAACATGAGTGAAATAAAGGTTTTCATCTGTATCTCCTATTTTTTGTTGGTGGTTTTTCTTTAGGGAACGTCCAGCGAGGTGCGCCTATTTTGAGTGCTCCGTACATGGCTAGGGCTTTAACTTTACTGACACCATCAGCCCGAATCGCGTCATAAAACATACGATGTACCTGCTTGTGAGGGCGTGATTGAGTGACGCAATAAACATCGTGGATCACACTACTGCGGCGATAACGACCATTGAATGGTGAGCCAATGAGGTACCACAGTGGACGGGGAATTGAAGCCCCATCGATGATAGACCCAGCAGGGGCAGTCCATTTGATCCCGTCTTTATCAACAAAGGAAAAGGGCTCTTCTAGCAACATTTTTCGTGGCTCTTTGGCAAGCCAATGAGTGACTACTCGGCCAATAAAGTGTGGCTTTGTGAGTTTTTGACTCATAAGTGCCTCCTTAGCATGTGATGGATCTCGTTGATGGATTGCCTAGCAATGCTTGGGGCTGGATGCACAGTTCTGCCAGCTCTTAACTTGAGTCGTTCAGCCTGTATATCGACCATGCTCACGCTGCACCAGCCTCGGCGAAACTGACTCTGCCAAGTGGCATCGTGACTGTAGAGTGGGCATGGCAAAGCGCTGGCACAGTCATCCGCACGCTTAGTTTCAGCTGTTAAACGCTGAACGCGTCCCGCTTGATAACGTGCTAACTGATGGCGGTTCATGCAGCCGCTCGTCTTGCAGAGTTCGGCTGCCATCCCTGCCAGCCGTAGCGGTTGGCAGCTTGGTAGACAGCTAATTGCAGCTTGGTGAGGCGATGCATCCAGCCTAAAAGGAATATGGCCTGGCTGTGATCATTCATCACGATGCGGGCATACTTACGCCCACGGCGAGCGAGGTACAGGGTCAATAGGTCATTGTTTTTATGAGCATGAGTATGACGGTCGATGGCCGCCAACGTAATAGGGCCGAGTATGCCGTCAGGCTTAGCCTTAATCGCACGTTGCAGCATTTCAATCGCCATGCGTGGCCCGTGGTTTACTGCAGCGTCGAATACCGCAATGGCCAATACATTGGGCAGTTCATCACAGCGACACACGCGCCAGTAATCGCGGTGGTAAATACGTTTAGCTTTTTCGAGGGTTAAAGTATTGAAATCAATATTGGGATATGAACGGCGGCTAATGCCGTAAAGGGTTTCACCGCCTCGGTCGGCAGCTACATTGGAATGACCTCCCTCAGCCGAAATTATCCAGCTAAAAGCAACTGGGTAGATTTGACCAAAGTGTTTATTAAGTGTAGATATTTTGTGTATTTTCATGCTGCCAGAGTGGCAGTATGAGTGGAGAAGGTTAATTAACCTCGGTTAGTAAATAATTTACTAACTCAGGTTAATTAAAACTTTGCTACAAAGATGCTTACTTTGCCGCGCCAGGCTTAGGAATTGATGAGGACCAATTAAACAAGTTCGCTGTATTTTCTTTAAACCAATTGATTTTATGCAGTTGGTCATCATCACAACCTAGCTTACGGGAAGCATCATTATGACAAATTTCCAGCAATAGCTTTTTAATTGGGGGCTCATTCATTTCAATCGCGGCAAGACGAAGTTTGATAGAAATATCCCCTGCATCATCCAGCTCATCCCCAAATTCGAGTAAGGTTTGATTTACCGCTAAGTAATCACGTCTGAGGCTATCATGCAGGTTAGCTTTACCGCGAGTATCAATGATCAGATCGATACTCTGTAGTACAGCCACAAATGCAGCACATAACATTCCTATCTGCGCTTGTTGTGTAAAAAAAGCCACTGCAGATGTAGAAAATATTAATGATAATGCACCCGTAACGCGATGCCAGCTCTCAAAAAACTGCTGACGACGCATATGGTAGTGCACCCCCAAGCCAATTTGATATTGGCAATTGAAGATTTTCTCAGAGCTAGACATAGGCAGCCTCTATTTTTTATCAACTGGCTTATCGCTACCACCTGCAGGCTTAGGTGGTTCGAAATGAGATGTGATCTCGTGTTTAAAAGATTCAACATTCTCATACATACTTTCATCTACATTATATTGTTCATTACTGCTCGTAGAGTCGTTGCTATTCGTGTTTGTGTTGTTGGTATTATCTAAAGGTTTATCTTTGCTCATTATAGTGTCCCTATAAAAACTATCAAACTTACGATTAATACAGACAAAACGGCTCGCCTATATTGGTTTATAAAATCAAATTGAGTTCAACTCTTAAGCATTCTTATTTTTAACTTCCAACCGAAAATGTTACTAGTTCCTCAAAAACCTTCATAGAAGCTATGTCCCCACCTCCTGAGATTGTACCTATCGTACACTCCGTGAGCGGAAGATCAGACAGCTCCCTTGTTAATATTGCAGTTATTTCAGAAGCGACTTCGACTTGAGGCACCTGCAAAATCAACCTGACTTTATCCATTCCACTCTTTTTAGCGAAATGATGCGCTTTAACAATCGACTTACTAACAAGACCAATTACCCCATCAGGGCTTTGAACCTCTACAAGATTGATTGCTACGGATATTTCATCTAAACGAGTAATATAGTCGACACCTATAGTTTCAATAGATGATTTTACCTCTCCATCATATTGCGTTTTTAGCCAATTAAGGACTAATAACCTTGTAATGCTTTTGGAGAAAAAGCTCATCACTGCAGGAAAAGAAATTTTACTCGCCAGAGTCGAAACATCTCTAACTTCTTCTATCGTCTCTTCTGAAACTCCAGCATTTAACTGTTCATTTGCTTGCTTCAAGAACCCCTCGGAGCTATACATATGAAATCGCTTCACGCCAGACTTTTGGCTAATTTCCCCCTTTAACTCTGGTCTTGGTGATATCGTCTTCTCACCATTTTGTTTGACCTTCAACCACCAATCTTCTTTATTGTCATCAGTGATAAAAATCAGATCTGACAGTTGGCTCTCTTTTGCATATTCAACTACTTGTGCCCAAACGATATAGTCACTGTACTTTCTCTGGTAGCTTAGATCGGCATAAGAAAATATTGGCTCACCCGATTGATCTTTCTTATCATCCATATAACCAGGAGGCACTTTGTTCTTAAACCTTGTTTCAGCCTCCTTCTCAAGTGACTTTATGGCCTCTTGGCTTGATGGCCTTGGGCCAACCTTACCGTCCAATAACGTATCAAGCCGAATTCGGATCTGATCATCCCCTACGACACTAAAATGCTCTTTTTCTAACGTATCGAGCTCTTTCAGAAACTTTTCGCCTGCGGCATTGATATCACTAATGAAAGCATCGGGGGTTATCGTTGAGTGTCGTTTACTGAGCTGCAATTTATTTAGCTCCCCCTGCATCGTGGAGGTACAGCTGTTAACGACCTTTTTAACCTCAGAAAACTTCGAATGTTGACTAGCGATGACCTTCAGTCGGTTTCGCTGATATTCAAGAGCCACATGGTATGGCACCCAAACCCTGTCTTTAAAGCGTTCAATGACATCTATTAACTGCTTAGTTGTGCTTTCCTGGTATCGATAAAGGTTAAGCAACACATTGGCGTCGAAAACAAAGTGGGCGTTCTCCCACAGGTGTTTTACTTCTTGCTCTTGAAGACCATAAAAGCCATTAAATTCATTCTTCATTATTAGATACTTAGTCTTTATCTGATTTACTGGATGACATCACCACGGGGACAGAGAACTTAATCCGTGAGGTGCTAGCTGCTTTGTTAGTTGATTCGCCACCGCCACTCAGTCCTAACGACATAACAGCAACTTTTAAACCGGCTTGCTTCTTATCAGAAGCATCAACCACCACGGCAATATCGAAATCGACTTTATGTACAACACGCGTCCCATCTATATTGCGATAGGTTGCACCTTCATCTTTAGTACGACCAAATATCTGTGGATCTTTGTTGTCGATTTTAAAGTTATGGGGACTAATGATCGCATTGGTATCCTTAAGCGCTTCACCTGCATCCATAACTCCCTTTGTGATATCAACCAGGGAAGATTTAATAAATTCACGTAATTCCACTTAAATTCCTCTTAAAATCTATCAGGTTATTAAAAATACCTAAACCAGCCTAATGCACTGACAATGGCAGCAAAGGTAAATACACCAACGAGTGCATACTGCTTAGCTTCCTTTAGCGATTGATTCGTCTTAGCTTGAGTATCCTTATATGCCTCAACTTTCAGTTGATGTTCCTTCTCCAACTTGTGGACATGGGTCGTTAAGACTTTGACGCTTCTATCAGCTATTTCCAGCTTCTGATTTACCTCAACCAGCTCTTTGTCACGTTGCTGCAGGTCTTCATTGGCTATTACAACAGCCTCTGTCTCAGCAATATCGATGGAGCGCAGATGTGACTTCAGATCTTGCTTAGCCTTTATTTCTTCAGCCTGGCTTAGATCTAGTTGCAAGGTAAGCAGCTCACACTTTTTCTTGTTAAGAAAATAGAGTGCCTTATGGAAGTTGTTCTGGCTGATTGACTTATATCTAGGCGGGACAATATTCTTTGGTACATCACAAAAGTCACTGACACCTGACCACAGTTTAGGCTTAGTCATATCAGTATTGAGTGGCTTAGCGAGCACCATAATCTGCTCTAGGCACTCGTGAAGTTCAGAGCATTGAGGGCCGGTAAGACACTCATCAGTTTCTCTTTGTCCTGGTGCTATTGAAGGCTTTGGGTTGAATGCGGTAGCAGGAGATTGTTTGGGGCCATAGTACGGATGATTAGATTGAGTTGGATAAGAAGGTTCTGGATGATAAGGCGGTACGTAGCTCACATGATTATTGACTACAATACTGGGGTTTTGCTCAACGTGATGACTATCCTCACTTTTCACAAACACCTTGTTAATAGAAGGATTTTCTGACTTCTGAGATAACATGCTGTCTCTAGATGCGAGAACTGCATCTAGGATATCATCACCTGACTCACTTAACATTCCATTCAATTTATTGTCCATTCCTTTGGCCATTAATTCATCCACACAACTGTCTACATCTTTATCATCCATACAGCTACTACCTTGTGTATTCTTATGCTGCGAAAAGTGAAATTACCTTAGCTCCTAACTCAACAGGATCGACCTCTTTGTTTTCCTCTTTAGCCTGTTTGAAAATTTGATAAATCTCCATAGCCACAGGATAGAACATCTCAGGATGGGCTAACTTTCTCCCAGAACGATGAACATATTTTGCAACCAAGTCGATCGCTTTCTCTTGCAGATGAAAATCAAAATCCGCTGTGAAGCTGCGCTTTCCTGTGATCACAAATTGAGTATCGCAGCCAATCATTTGTGCTAGAGCAAGGTACTCAACGTCAGGCTTTCTTTTTCCCGTTTCATAATTCGATTGAGTTAACTTTGTCACTCCACACTTTCCAGCAAAATCTGGTTGATTTAACCCGAGCTTTTGACGTTCAGATTTTAAACGTTGAAAAAAAGTATCCATATGCATACAAAAACCATTGACAGTATACGTTCGTATACCTATAGTTATCCCATCTTATTAACTGGTTTACGAATTGCACCCCGTAAACAACATTTATGTATCAGAGGATTAAATCATGAAAGCCAATGAAATTAAAGCCGCTTTGCAAGAGCGTGGTCTCACTTACTCAATGATTGCCGATGCCACCGGGGTTAAAATTGCCCACATCAGTGCAATTATCAATCGTCACAACAAATCCATGAAGGTGGCCAATATTGTCGCCAAGGCAATAGAGCTGCCCGTAGAGCAGGTATTTCCAGAGCATTTCACCGTACTCAATCAGCGTAAAAAAGCGCAAGAGATCCGTCAGGTCGCGGTAAATGATCTGCGTCAACGTTTGGCGTCTTAATCAGGTAAGGGGCGAATAACAGCCTACGCCAGTGACCCGTTTGGGTCTGATCACTTTTTAGGGAAATGTTTGTATGACTAATGTTCTCGAGACTAGCAGAGCTTGCGAGACCAGTGCGCTTAATACATATCTGGCTCCAGACCAGCAGTTGAAACAGGGTAACGTCTTGTGCCCAGACTCCCCACTGCACTACCTGCTGCCGTTGTGCCGGCCGCAGCTGCGCCAACTGCTCAAACATGGCTCGCACCACTCCGATATCACCAGGCTCCAGAACTCGACGAAGCGATCTGTTAAACAGATAAATTTCAGCCAAGGCCTCCTCACTAATAGCTTGGCCCAGCCAATGATTAAACGTTTGATAACCCATATTCGTGTCAGTAGCCATGAGTTCCAATCTCCCTATTTGATTGATTTCCGTGAGTGCTTAAATGTTGGCGGCTTGTGGCTTATCTGTACAGATGCAGAGCAACACTTTGTTTGGAAACACACTAAAAGGAGGGGGTTCTAATGAATAGTCGAAATTGGAAACGTGAAGTACCCAACTCACTCAATCATGCGCTACGTCTGTGTAAAGAACACAGCCTAGAAAAGAAGAACCTGTCGGTAGAACGTATAGCCGATCGCATGGCCACTTCCGTAGACACCCTCTATAAGTGGTTGGGAAGCGGCAAGATGCCGGTAAACCAGCTGATCAACTATGAAGAGCTAACTGCTGGTAATAGCCGCACTGGCCGCCCCTTTGTGACGGAGTATCTAGCTCACTCTCAAGGCTATCTATTGATCAAGATGCCCACAGGCCGTCAGGCTGAACATACCGATGTATTAGAGCTCAACATATTCATGCAGCAGTTTATCGCCGAGCTTCTAAGCCTGCAGGCAGGTGAAGGTGATGCTGAACAAGCGATAACGACTGTGAAGACACTGATTCAAGACTTAGCGTTTCAGCATAAGAATATCGAGCAGCACCAATCACCACAGCTGGATCTAGGGGAGTAACGGCGATGAGCGCAACAGTAAAGAATGACAGCCAATATATCTCAGGGCAGGTGCAGCGCACGTTAAAAGTGATGTCGGTAATGGCTGGGCGTGAAGTACAGGGGATTAGCCCCAGCGAACTGGCCAAGCTAGCCCAAACCTCACCGGCGAATATCACTCGCATCCTAGCTAACTTAAAACAAGCCCAATTTGCTGAACGCCTGCCAAGTGACAGTAGCCGCTGGCGCTTAGCCCCCAAACTAGTGCAGATAGCTAACTCGGTTTCACTGAACTTAAATCAGGCGCAACTGCAGTTACAACAAGACCAACAAAACTACAGCCTACTAGCCATTTAGCGCTAAGGAACTCCCATGACAAAACAAGACACAAAAGTCACAGATCTATCTGCAGAGCAGGAAAAGGCAGTTGTTGAGACCAAGGAAGTGCTCGCCTCGAAGCAGGATGTACTCATCAAAATTGGTCAGGCTCAAGCTTTCAGCTATACAGCAAAGTTACTGACCGTCAGTGAATTGAAGGTACTAAAAGAGATCAAAGAATCCAGGGCCTACAAGGGATTGACCTATACCAATGATAAAGGTGAGTTACTGACGGTCAGTGGTTGGGGTGAGTGTTGCCAATATATTTTAGGTGGCAGTCAACAGCACATTGATGAAAGGTTGAATAACTTGACGATGTTTGGTGAGGAGTTTTTCGAAGCTTCACAGAATATGGGCCTAGGTTACCGTGATCTTCGTAAGTTACGCCAACTCCCCGAGGAAGAGCAAGCTTTGGTTATTGACTGTGAAGCCATAGATACAGGCGACAAGGAGGCCGTTAAGGAGCTGATTGAAGATCTCACCGATAAGCATGCCAAAGAGAAGGTACAACTAAAAGAGCAACTGGACGAAAGCCAGAAGCTGGCCACTGTACGCAACAACCTGCTGCAAGACGCTAACAGCCGCCTGAATAATACCACCGAAGAGTTGATGCAACTTAAAGTTGACAAAAATGCAGCCCCTGAGCCTGACCAATGGGCTAAGCAGGTGTATGACATTAATCAGCTAAGTACGCGTATCGCAGCAAAGGCCATTGAACTAACTGAGCAGTTAGATGATGTGTCTGAAACGATTATGTCGGCAGAGGTCGATGAGCAACACAGCCAACGTGCATTAGAACACATGGCTGCAGTGCAGGTGCATTGTGTTGACCAGTTGTTTTTGGCAATTAATACACTGTCGATAGAAACCCGTCAACGTTTCGAATTTTTTGTCAGTCAAAGCCGCCCCATGTACAGCGAAGAAGAGATTTTAGCGATAGAAACTGAAATCGAAGCACGAGGTTAGTCATGACAATTAATACCCCTCTAAACCTAAACCTACAAGAAAGCTATAGGCAACTAGCTCAGCAGTTAGATGCTGCCCCACATGGCGAACGAGGGGCATTGCGCCAAGCCTTTGAAAAAATGCATGGTGTGTCATCACAAACAGTCTATAGGCAACTCAAGCAAGTTGGCTGGGAAACCACACGTAAAACACGTTCTGATGCAGGCAGCACCTCTATTGATGAACAAACTCTGCAAGAGATAGAAGCGGTAACGCGCTTAAGTCAGCGTGCCAATGGTAAGCACACCATGCCGACAACTGTTGCTGTATCAATGTTAGCGGGCAGTGGCCGCGAGATTAATTTGTCAAATTCACGCCTTAATCAACTCCGCCGCCAGCGTAAAAGTACCGCTAAACATCAAAAGCAAGCTAGCCCGCATCAGCAGTTACGTTCACTTTTCGCTAACCATGTGCATCAGGTCGATCCATCCTATTGCCTGCTTTACTACGCTCCCTGCGGTGGACAGAAGGTACAGAAGTTTGTCGATGAGTCAGATATGTATGCCAACAAGCCAGAGAATATGGAGAAGGTAAGTAACCTTAAGTGCTGGCGCTATGTGCTGACCGACCATTATAGCGGCAGCATTATGGTCCGCTATTACCAAAGCAAAGGTGAGACCAGTGCCAACTTGTGGGACTTTTTATTGTACTGCTGGCAGAGCCTGGACTCACGCCCATTCCGTGGTGTGCCTGACATTATGGTATGGGATAAGGGCTCAGCTAATACCAGTGGTGCAATTAAAAATGCGCTGGATGCGTTGAAGATTGAGCATATTGCCCACATGGCAAAGAACCCGCGCGCCAAGGGCCAAGTAGAAAGCAGCAACAACATTGTTGAGTGCCATTTTGAAAGCCGATTAAAGTTTGAGCCTGTGAACAGTGTTGAAGAACTCAATCAGGCTGCTGAAGCTTGGTACAACGCTTGGAACGCTAACCTACTACCCCGACAAGATAGCCGTTTGCGTCGCCGCGGCATGACGCAACCCATTGCGCGTTATGAATTATGGCAAACCATATTACGTACACCTGAAAAGTTACGTGAACTCCCCCCCATTGAAATGTGCCGTTATTTATTAAAAGCAGAGCCTAAACCTAAAAAGGTACAAGGCAATTTAGATATCAGCTTTAAGCATCCTGCTGCCCCACGAAGCCAGCAGTATTCACTTAAAGGGCTGGCACATGTGGTGATAGGCGAAAAAGTGGCGGTAGCACCGCTGTATTACGGTGATTGCCAAATTATGGTGACGATAAGTGACTGCTTGGGTGAAGAGTACAAACACGTTTTAGAGCCCAAAGAGTTTGATCAAGCAGGCTTTGCGATTGATGCGCCCGTGTGGGGAGAAGAGATTATTGGTATGGCTGACACTGAGGTCGAAACCCGCAACAAGGCCTCAGACAGAACTGCATTCCCTGATATGGATCTTGAGCAGATTAAGAAGGCCAAGGCCAAACAAGTCACCCCGTTTGAGGGCAAGTTAAACGCCCATAGCCACCTGAAAGAGATAGAGCAGCCCACCTTTATGCGCCGTGAGGGCAGCAATATTGAACTGACCGAACAGTACCAACCTGCACAGCGCAAGCCGCTAAGTCGTATCGCACTTAAGCGATTGGTGTTGGCTGCACTTGGGCGCCCACTCAGCATTGATGAAAGCCAAGAACTTGAGCAGTACCAGGATGTGTTCGATGAAGACATTCCACAAATTATGGCGAGTTTACTGCAGCCTGTGTCGCCGCTAAAGCTAGTGAAATGAGTGCATTAAATAAGGATATGACGATGACTAATTTAACGATTGACCAGATTTTAAAGCGTAATGATATGCCTCGTATGGCGCTACTGCGTCAACTTAATAATGAAGGCTATTCAATTGGTAAATGTTCTATGCGCAATCTTGCCGAAAAAAACCAGTGCCCACGCCGAGCACCCGTTGCAGCTGTAAGAAAAGCGCTGGGGCATCTACTCGGGAACAATATTAAACAGGAGGAGTTAGACACTATTTTTAAACATCAACCTAATGGGGGAAATAACAAGGTGGATATATCACAGCCTGTGTATGGCGTGATTGAGCTGCTTCAAACAAACGACCTGAGCCAAATGCAGGCGATTAACGCGCTAAAACAAGATGGAATAAACATATCACCCACTGCCATGAGCCAGATTTTGCGCCATGGCATTTGGCCTAAAACGGTCGAACGCGCTGATATTGAAACCTCTTTAACTGCCTGGATAGCTCAGTTTGTGACTAAAAGACAACTCAATAACATGTGGAAAGTACGCGGAGTGACAGTTAATGCCACTCCTAAGAAGCCTTTAACCACAGTGCCAGATGTTGCGGTTAAGCCGCGCATCACTTTTGAACAACCGGAGCCTGAAATGTTAAATCAGACGACTTTGCGTCACTTTAAGTTATCTCGTCATCCATTTGAAAATGAGATCCGATCTGAGTCTGATCTATTTATGAGTGAACAGCAGGTGATGTTACGTGAGGCCATGGTGCAAGCCACGCTTGGCGGCAGCATCATGGCGATGATTGGTGAGTGTGGCTCAGGTAAAACTGAGACGCGTAAAGGCTATATGGAATACATAAGACGCCATCACCCTGAGGTGCAAGTGATTGAACCTATGGTGATCAACAAGAAGCGCTTAACGGCTGAAATGATCTTTGATGCCTTAGCTGAGGAGTTGATGCTCACCACGCTACCTGGAAGCCTTGAACGCCGAGCTCGCAAGGTGGAGAGCGCACTGAAGCGCAGCGTGAAAGCGGGTAACCGTCATGTGTTGATTATTGAGGAGGCCCACGACCTGACCAATGATGTTGTGAAGTACTTGAAGCGTATTTGGGAGCTGAGTGATGGCTTTAATCGCTTAATCAGTATTGTGTTAATCGGTCAGCCTGAGCTTGCACAAAAGCTAGCCCCTTCAAACTATGAAGTACGTGAATTTTCTCGTCGCTGCAATGTGATGCAAGTGCCGCCACTGGGCCGTTCATTGACTGAGTACATTGCCCATAAGTTTAAACGCTGCAATGTGAACTACCTAAATGTAATAGAGCCACAGGCCATTGATGCACTGCAGCTGCGACTACAAGCCAAGGTGAGTTACGGCATGGCGGCCAAGGCAAGCGAGCATCAGGACATGAGCTACCCGCTGATAGTGAACAACTGGTTGGTATGCGCCATGAACCTAGCTGCGAGCTTAGGAGAAACCGTTATAAGCGCTGATGTGATACAGGAGCTGAAATGAATAAGGCCAATAAGCATGTGATGACGAATTTAGCTAACGCCATGCTATGTGCAGCGGTTTTAGACAAACACGGGATCACCATGAACCATGTGAACCTGGAGGGAAGCAAGCCCTGCATCGAGGTAACAAATAACAAGAAGCTTGATCAGTTAACGCCTGTATCTGTAGCGATATCTAACCAGGACGGTAGCCGCTTTGAGCGCTTATCTGCCGAAGTTGAAGGCACTAATGTGCAGTGGCTTCAACCTCTTTATAACTAAAAGATAACTAGAACTAAACGGAGTAAATGATGAATGAAGCAGTAGCGGTACCAGCAGGTTTTAAGCGTGATGCCAAAGGCAACCTAGTTGCCATGAGTAATATCAAAGCCATTGACCTGATACGTGATGAGTTGGTGGGTAAGTTGTCTGGCTTAGCCGCTAAGCAACAGGTGCAGATGCGTGACTTTAAGGCGTCAATCATTGATGAGCTAAGTGCATTTGTGGACCTGTCAGCCGAAGAGTACCAGATTAAACTTGGCGGCAAAAAAGGCAATATCACTCTGATGAATTTTGACAGCACCTTGAAGGTTCAGATTGCGGTGAGTGAGCAGCTGCAATTTGATGAGCGTCTGCAGGTGGCTAAGCAGTTAGTCGATGAGTGCATACATGCCTGGTCTGATGGTGCAAACGACCGCATCCGAACTTTAGTAGAACACGCCTTTCAGGTCGATAAAGAGGGCCAAGTGTCGACAGCCAGAATTTTAGGTTTACGTAAACTCGATATGGAAGATGAACGCTGGGATCGCGCCATGAAAGCCATTGCCGATTCGATTCAGGTGACCGACAGTAAATCTTATATCCGCTTCTATCAACGCCGCAACACAGACGATGCATGGCAAGCGGTATCACTCGATATAGCAGCACTTTAGGGGGAAGAGATGAAAAAGCAATTTAAGCCAAAGTCCTGGTACATCAAGATGATCCATATTGGTAAGAGGCAGTTAAAAATTGATGAGCAGTCCTACCGCGCTAATCTATTACTGCTGACGGGTAAGCGATCTTGCCTGGATATGGAGATTTTAGATCTCGTTAAGGTGTTGGAGTTTCTCAAGTCTAAAGGCTTTAAATTTAAGGCTGGTAAAGCAACTAAATCTGCCAAGAGAGCCGCTCCGACTCAGCTTGATAAGTTGCGTTATATCTGGATAACCATGAACAAGCAGGACTTTTTAAAAGATGGTTCTGATAACGCCCTAAACAACTGGAGTATGGGGCAAACCAAACGCCTAAACGATGGCACTGCCATCGCTAAGTTGGAATGGCTACAGCCCAACATGCTAAATGCACTGATTGAGCAACTGAAGAACTGGCATATCCGCATGCTAAACGAGGCTATCGATCATCAATATCCAGCTGTGGCTCTATTAAGCCAGGAGGGACAACTTTCACCGGAGAACTATCAAGCCTTCGTTGAACTCGATGAAAAGCTTAGGGCTAAAAGAACTCAAGAGTCACTAAGTGGTGTTTACAACGCTTTAAGCCTGATTTTATCAAACGACAATTCAGCACCAAAGCAAGCTGGTGATTAATGAGTGGTGTAATGGCCCTACTTATATATGTAGGGCCAGAGCAGAGGATCAATTGATGATGCATGAAATTGAATTAAGCGCAGCTGCAGTGCTTGCAGCCAAAAAGCTATTTAACCACCTAACAGTAGATGATCTTAGCGCTGCTGGATTTACCGAGGAAGATGAAGCAGCCTTCGGTGAGTTATATCGAGGTGTTCAAGGATACATTGAAGAATTAGAAATGACCGAAGGGAGTGAAGCGTAATGAGTCAGAGTGAACGTTCAGCAGCTTTTCTCGTAGATATGCTAATCCATACCGAAACCATGCTGACAGAGTTTGGAATTGAGAAAGATAAAGCTGCAGAAATGGCTCAGAATATTGTTGACCAGCTCCGCCAGACATACGGTGGTGAGCAGTTCTATTTCCCACGAGGTGACAGCTTAGATGTGACACTTTCCCATCACAAGATTTATGCCAAATTCAGAGGCCACAATCATGTTCAGTTATCGAAAGAGTTTGATGTTTCGGTGACTCATATATATCGAGTGGTGAAGGCTATTCAAAGTGCAGAAGCGGCGCGACGTCAACCAGGTTTGTTTTAG